ATGGGGCGTGGCCAGGAAGCGGAAGAGCGAAGAGCAGAGAAGACCCAGAACATGCGGTTCGCTGCGGGGGCGCGCGCGCGTTTCGACCCCGACCCCGTACCACCCTCCGGGCCCTCCCCCCTATAGATTAGGTTCCCCTTAAGGTGTTCGTCATCGCGCGTGCGGGGGTTTTTGCGTCCATGTGCGTGCATTGGCGTACGCGGGTGTTTTTGGGCGAATTGGTGATTCGCTGGTTCGATCCGGTCTTCGATGGGGGGTTCCCGTTGTTCGGGAGGTTCGGGTCCTCCCTCCCCCGCCACGCCGTTTGTTTTTGGCCGCGCTCGCCGGTTTTTTGTGTGAAAACCCCGTTTATAGGCCGGATGCCTGCACCCCCTCCAACCGCCACCCTGAGCCTGACTTCGCGCTGGGTCGGCAACGGCGGCGCTTTTCAGCCGCGGGTCGTCAGTTGCGGTTTGCCGAGGCCTTTCCCCATTTTTTTTCGCAATGTCGGCGAGCATTTCTTGCCGATTTTGGGTGTCCAGAGGTCTTTGCGTGCTTCCTTGGCGAGTTGCCTGCGCACGGTGTCTGCGGCCTCCTGGAGCTTCCCGGGGTCGGGTTTGTCGCTGACCGGGGCGTTCCTGCGGTTGGGTTTGACGCCGTATTCGCCTCGCTTGTAGCGTTGTTGCCAGCGGGCGTTTCGTTGACGGCGTTTGCTCAAACAGGGTGGCACCCTACCTTGGGGTGGATCGGAAATCAACCCCCATCTGGTGGTGGGTGTGGTATGGTCCGGTCACGCCGGGAGCGCGTCTCCCATCGCGTGAGCCGCCCTGCTCAAACCATTCGGCGGTCCCGGCGTCCTACTTTTTTTGCTACCGTCGCGGCATGAGACGAACAGCAGGACTCCTCTTTGTGGTTCTGTCGGCTTGCGGTGGGGGTTCTTCTTCTCCTGCGCCGGCGGATGTCGAGATTGCGGCTTCGTCCCGCCTCGTGGCTTTTTCGGTGGAGACGGCGTTGTACGGGCTGGTGTATTTCCCGGCGTTCGAGTGGTTCGAGGGTGAGGACGGGTCTTTTTGGCTGGTGGACGAGCGGGGTGTTCGTCTGGACGGTGGTCCGGCTCGTCAGGCACTTGTGGATCGGGGTGATGTGATCCGGGAGTGGGAGGGGGCGGGTCTGCGTGTGCTTTACTGGCTGGAGGAGGAGTGGTTGGTGAATGCGGATCTGGTGTTCCGGTCCGGTTTTGCGCTGGACGTGTGGGACTGGAATCTCCGGTTGGTGGTGGACCGGGCGGTGTGGCTGGTGGCGGGCACCTAGTCGCGTTTCGTCCTCCCGAATCGGCTACACTTCAGGCGTGAGGAAATACCCGCCCGGTCACACCCCGAAGAAGGTCCCGTTTCGTCACACTCCGAAGGAGTCTCGCCTGATCGAGCTTGCGGTGGAGGGCAAGACGAACGCGGAGATCGCTTCGATCATGCAGACGCCGATCCGGACCATCGAGGACACGAAGCGTCACAACCGCGACGTGATCGAGCAGCGGATCGAGGAGCGTCGTCTTCAGGTTCATCGTCATGCGGAGCAGCATTACCTGGAGATGCTGGATGCGGCTGCGGAGAGTGCGAAGGACCCGGAGAACCGGAATCAGGCGGGTCAGTTCCGGAACTACAATGACGCGCTGGGCCTGACGGGCAAGGGGAGCATTCATGTGGGCGATGTCCACAACACGCTGAATGCGGTGAAGGTGAATCTGGACCCGAAGCTGGTTCATGAGTTCGACGCGGAGGAGCATGCGCGTTTGATGAGCGAGCTGGGCCTGAGCTAGTCGTCGTCCTTCGCCCGGTACTCGCCCGGAATCCTGACGACCTCTTTCCCTGTTCGGGAGCATGACCGGCACACCCGCAGGGGTTCGTGCTTGTCTTCGGCGTGTTTGTAGAGGACGACGCACCCCGGCGTGAGGTGGACTCCGCAGATGGCGCATCGGTAGGGGTCCGTGATTGCGGTTTTCCCGCACGCTTGGCATTGCTTCGTCCGCTCGTCCCTCACGTCGTCTCCTTCCGAAGCAGTTGCTTGCCGCAGTTGCAGAAGATGGGAACGCGATGCGGCTCTCGGGCTAGTTCGACCGCCGTGATCTTGTCTCTCGTCCCGCAATGCGGGCACACCACATGCCACGACTCATTGGTCGGGTCGTCTCTTGTGACGATCACTCCCTCTGCCGGCATGAACCCGCCCGGCAGCTTGTCGGAGATCATCTCGTTGACGCCGCGCGAGACGGGCTTGCCTCGCTCTCTCCAGTCGAACTGATGTTCCCTCGTAATCGGCGGCTCTCTGCGCTCCTTGAGCCGTGCGATCTCCATGCTTTGCGCCTCGACCTGTTCTTCGAGCGCCTTGACGCGGTCCTTGAGGTCGTTCCAGCTTCCCTGTCTCATGTCTCCTCCTTCAACCCCTGCCGCTCCATCTCCTCCGACTTGTACGGCTCCCCCATGCAGGTGCAGAGCCGGAGTCGCTGTTCGTCGGAGAGGAGCAGGGGCGTGATCTCGAAGCCGTGCTCCATGCAGAACTGGAGGATGGTCGTCTGCGCGTCGACGGCGAAACCCGGTGTCGCGATTCTGCGTCGTTCTGTCATCGTCTCGGGGCTGTCCGTGTCGAGGATGGGGTACATCCTCCTCACCATGAGGAATGCCCTGTCTCCGTCTCGTAGTTCCACGCTCATGTCGTTCCTCCGTGAAGTCCGCGCCGCCTGTGTTTCACGAGCCTCCGAAGACCGTCGCGGGATCTCCCCGCGCACCATGCGGCGGCACGGTTTGTCTTCAAGAGCGGCACCCCGGCGGGTCAGCGGCAAGCGACAGGAGTCCAGAAGACCTGCGCCGGGGGCCGCGTGGTTGTCTCAAAGATCGACGCGTCTGTTCAGCGTCCGAATGTTCTCGGCGAGCACGGCGACGCGGACGGTTACCTGATTGATCCGATCCGCCATTTCGCAGCGGGCCTCGACATCATGCGCATTTGCGACTTCGCTGGGCCCGACGCGCTGTTCGCCGACCAGAGCGGTGACGAGGCGGCTTTCCAGAGACGCTAGAACGTCCTCGGCCATGCCGATGTTCGACTGAAGCTCCGCGATGGCTTTTGCGATCCCGTTGTGTCTGGCTACTCATGCGCTCCTCCTTGAATCGCGCCACCCCCGGCCGGGCTTCGGGGAGACGAACGAATCGACCTTCCACCCGCTTGCGTCGGAGGATGTGAACCGGGAGGGCACGTTGTTGTCATGTCGCGTCTCATATCCTCCAACCTGACCCTACCACCCCGCTACCATTGTTTCCATGCCCGAATCGAACACCCTCGGAGCCACACAGGAAGTCATCGGCGCTTTCGTACGAGCCGAATGTCTCAGAAGAAACCGCCTGTACCGCGCACTTCGCGTCGACATCGAAGATGAAACGCCCAAGGAAGACAAGGTCCGGTTCCTCTTCCAGACCCTCCAGAAATGGGCGCGGGAACCCCTGGAGTTCATCCGGGACTGCGCGTGGGCGCACGACTCCAAGGGACGATTCGGGGCCGGTTCCGTGCCCAAGGGCATCATCGCACCCCCCGGCATGGTCCCGTTCCGGCCCTACAAGAAGCAGATCGAACTGATCGAGATGTGGGACCGATTCCAGACATCCCCGACCGAAGAAGCCGCCGTCATCGAGAAGTCGCGGCAGGTCTTCGCGACCGGACTGCTCGCGGGGTGGCTGCCGCTCCATGCATGGCTTTTTCAGGAAGGTGGGAAGACCGGCGTCACGTCCTACGAGGAAGACATGATCGACCGGGGCGGCAAGGGACAGAGAACGGAGGAGACCCTGTTCGGCGCGCTGCGCTCCTACCTTGACGCGCTCGTTCACTGCATCCCCGAGCTTCGGTTCAACAAGAGGTACAAGCGGAAGTTCGACGGGGACATGACGCAGTCGGGACTTCGTGACGCGCAGGACACGAACCGGAAGCTGACGAGGCCGCAGTGGTGGGTGCATGGCGAGCGGATGTTCGCCGAGGCGGAACGGAACTTCATCGTCGGCGACTCGCCGGGCGATTCTTTGTTCCGCGGCCTCAAGCTCCGCAACGCGATCCTCGACGAGTTTGCGCAGTTCAATGACCGGCGCGAAGGCGTGGACAAGGACTCGTGGTCGTCGTGTCAGGCGGCGGCGAAGAACCGCATCGCGCCGTTCACTTTGCCGAAGAAGGGCGGCACCGCGTCGTTCCCGTACCAGCTTTGCCACAACGAGGAGTTCGCGAAGGTCGCGAGCCAGATCAGCTTTCACTGGAGCGAGGTCGCGCCGTACATGGCGGACGGCGCATGGATCTGTCGGGCCTGCGGTCACGAGAACCCGCATCCCCCGAACCATCCTCCGGGTCGCGAGGGCGTCGAACGGGCCTGCGGTCTTTGCGACCTCGAACAGCGCGTCGTGTTCAAGGACATGACGAGTCCGTGGTTCCGGAAGATGAGTGCGCTGGCGCTTGGGGACCGCACCATGATCGCGCGTGAGTATCAGCTCGACTGGATGGCGAGTCAGGGGGATGTGCTGTTCAGTACGTTGAACCATCACGGCCTCGTCCGGCGGCACAACGAGACAAAGGGGACATGGGTCACGCTGGAAGGTTTCGATCCCGGGTGGTCGATGAAGAATCCGGCCGCATGGATCAGCTCCCGGTTCGACCCGGTCGATCGAAGGGTCGTCCTTGTGGGGTACTGGCGCTCCGACAACCCGCACCCCGAATACTGGGTCCCTTTCATGAAGCATTGGAATCGCCGTCGCGTCATGCAGAGCCGGATGCCGTACGGAAAGTTCGGGGGCCAGACATGGATGGAGGCGTTCCAGTACCCGCCCGAGGCGTTGGAGGTTCTCGACCTTGTTTCACGCTATCCGCTGGGCAGTATCGAGGGCGACAAGTTCGGCAGCCACAAGGCCGGCGGAACGAGCCATTACGAGGTTCTGGCGGACTACCGCATCTTCGTGCATTGGATCAAGACCAAGGATCGGGAGAAGCTGGTGGGGCGCGGCATCGAGTGGGCGACCCGCATGAGCATTGACGACCGGATCGCCGATCTCGCACCCCCGACTCCGCTTGGAGGACGATTCCCCACGGTCAAGGCAGTTTTCCAGACCGCCAAGCCGAAGCCTCAGTCGGGTCAGGCCGAATACCGGATCGACGTGGACAAGCAGGACCCGCCGCACGTCCATGACGCGGCCGATGCGTGGTTTTACCTGTGCCGCCATTTGGAGCAGGTCCGGGTCAGCCCGAACGTAAATGGTGACTGGGCAACGGTTTCCGAGGTTGGCCGGTCCGAGGTCACGCAGGACACCTGGTCCCAGTGGGCCTGATTTTCTCGGCTCCCCGGCCACAAGATGTTGGGGGGTTGTTTCCATTTATCTCAATCCATGTGGTATAGGAAGGGTCAATGCCCCGCCTATCCCGCAAGGAAACGGACGAGAATGCGGCCCGTCTTGTCACGAACAGGTTCGTGGCCGCGGCCGATGCGCGGACATCCCGGGAGAAGGCGTGGAATGACGCCCGGAAGCGGTTCGATCCCCAGTACGTCGACAAGTCGCGGGTGAAACGGGGTCCCCCGCTCAAGGGCGCGTACGTCTTCCGGAACGTCCAGACCAAGGTCGGCAACCTGCTTTCGATGTCGGAAGCGAACGGCCGCTGGGTCGTGGCCCGTTCGACGACGCCGGATCACGGAGCGATCGGCGAAACCGTCACGATGGCGCTGGAGCGCCAGTTCCGCCGTTCATCCGCCGACCTGTTCTGGAACAACGGCTTCGTGATGGAGCGGTTCGCAAGGACCGGCATCCTCTACGGGAACGCCTACGTCTACTGTTCGTGGGTCGAGCATGACGAAGACTGGGGCGTACGGCTTGTTCATCTCGATCCGTTCGACGTGTTCCCCGACTGGCGGGACAACCGGTGGATCATTGTTCGCCGCTGGATCACGCTGGCGGAGCTGTACGACCTTGCCCATGAGTTGAGCGCCCCGAGTGGCGAGATTGTCGGCGAGGACCCGGAGACGGGCGAGCCGATCATGGACAGCGAGCCCGTGGACGGTGGCCGCGCCCTCAAGGCCGCGAAGATGATCGAGAAGGAGCTTCGGTCGGGTAAGCGGTCCAGCAACATCGACCGCGAGTTCTACGCCGAGAACGCGAACCAGCGACAACACACGATTGGTCGCGTTGCCGACGTGGACGAGGGCTCCGACCCCTATGAGTCCCCGGCCGACGATCCGTTCAATGCGCGTCTCATGCTCCTGGAGTATTTCGAGACACGCCGGGACGGGGCTCATATCCGCGTTGTTCCGGGCTTCGGGATGACGGAGCGGAACGACCTCGTGATTCAGAAGGAAAAAAGCCCTTACGGGATCTGCCCCGTCGTCCCGTTCATCCCGAACCCCGTGGACAACGAAGTTTGGGGTTACGGGGAAAGCGAGATCGTGGGTTCGCTGGCCGAGGCGATGGACACGAACCTCCGCGCATTCCAGCGGATCATCGGCAAGAGCGCCGACACGCCGCTTCTTGTGCGTCGCGGCCTTCGGCTCCGGCAAGAGACGCTACGTTCCCCGTCCGGCCGCTCGATCGAAGTGGACAACATTAACGAGGACATGGGCTACATGCCCATCAGCTTCGATCCGTCGCTTCACCATCTCGCGTCGCAGGTCGCGAAACAGTGGGCCGACAATGCCACGGGCGAGTCGGAGGCGCGTCGGGGTCAGGCGACCGGTGCCGACTCGGCGACCGAGGCCGCGATCGCGGAACAGGGCGGCCAGACAAACGACCGGCTCATCTACCGGAACTGGCGCCGTTCCGTGGAGCAGATCGCGCGGGTCATGCTTTCCACGATGAAGCATCGTCTTCATTGGGACACGGCGATTCCGATTCTCGGTCGTGACGCGGAGGCTTTCCTCCGTCTCCGGCCCGAGCATCTTCGCGGCGATTTCGAGGTCGTTTTCGGCGGCTCGACCCGCGGCGTCAACCCGCGGCAGGAAGTGGCGGAACTTCTCAATGTGTGGGGCCAGTTCTCTGCGACGGGAACGATGGACCCGAACGAGACTCTTCGCACCATCCTCGTGAAGATCGGTGTGTCCAACCCGGACGCCCTGATGGTGCAGAAGCGGCTGAAGCCGATGATGTCGCCGGTCGCCGAGAACGCCGCCGTGTTCGACCTCGGCATGGAGATCGCCGTCCATCCGCAGGACGACCATTTCGACCATGCCCAGAAGCACTACGAGGCCTTGCAGCGCGTAGCGGCGGAGAACCCGTTCGATGCGAACATCCCCGTCATGGAGCGGCACATCCAGTTCCATCTTGTCGCGCAGCAGCAGGCGTCGGGAACCGCGTCTTCCGCCGGCGGTACGCCGTCGAACACGACCGGTCCCGGTGAGGCGATGGTCGCGACGGACAGCCTCGCCAACATGCAGGCGGAGCGGCAGCGCCCGAACATCGACGCGGGCGGCGCGTCTCCGGGCGGGATCGCCCCCAACAGGCAGGTCGGCCAGATGGTCGGTAGCGGGGGTCCGCGATGAGTGATCGAGAAGTCTTTGTCCGTCTTCGCCCCGATCTCGCCGAGGAGGAGCGCACCGCATTGATCCGCTTCGCCGACATCGTGGCCGATCGCTTGACGAACGAGGACGAGTTGTGCCGGGCAGTTTCCGGATTGCTCAAGCACCACTTCGACGCGATTGCGGACGACTTCAAGAAAGACAAGCGCAGCCTTCCGGTGGAAGAAGCCGGTCGGGAGGACGAGCGCACGCGACATCTCATGTACGGGGTGGATGAGGCTTCCGGCCTTCTTTGCAGCTCCGACGTGTTGACAGAGCTTCGATCCCGGCTTCACGAATACAGGAGAAAGCAGTAGCCATGTCGGATGAGACCAACCGGGAACAGGCGGGACAGCCCAACCAGCAGACCGACGAGAACGTCAACCCCGACGAGGGGAACGAGCGCGTCGGGGCGCAGGAGGCCGAAGGCCGTGCTGTCACGGAGTCGAACGAAACGGCACCGGACAAGGACGAGGCGCTGGCGTTCTACAACGCGGCGCGGGAAGCGAACATCACGGACCCGAAGGCGTGGGTGCAGGAATTCACCAGGCGCTCACAGGAGAACGCCGAGCTGAAGCGCGAGCAGCAGCAATGGCAGACCGAGCGCCAGAAGGTCAAGGAGTATTTCGAGGGGCAGCAGCGTCGCGCGCAGAACCCGTCCGACGATCTCTGGGAGGCGTACGAGAACGAGTACGACCCGGACCGTCGCAAGGAACTGCGCCGCGCTGCCCTCGATGCGGAGCGTGCTGCATGGACGCCGCACGCCGCCAAGCAGGCCCTTGAGGCATGGGAGTTCAAGCAGGCGATCAAGGAGAGCGCCGACATCGGCGGGATCTCGAACGAAAACGAGATCGCGCAGATGGAGAACCAACTCGGCATCAAGGACCGCGTGCTCGCGATCCAGCTTCTCAACGCTCATCGTTCCGGAAACCTGCGCGAATCGCTGAACCGCAGCGAGGAGGCCCGTAAGTCGGAGGATCTGAAGCGAAAGCGGACGGACTCCCTTCTCGGGTCCGGGTCGGCGGGCGCGGTGCCCGGCGGCATTCAGGAACAGGAAGAAAAGAACGTGATCGACCCCGGGGCCTTCTACGCGATGTCGCCATCGGCTCGCAAGAAGAAGTACGGGATGGAGGAACTGCCGTTGCGATAGCAGCAGCGGTGTCCGCCTCTCCGTAGCCGGGTTCGGTCCGGGAGACTGATATGAACACGACGAATAAGGGGTACATGGAGCTTCGCTCCACCCTTACGTCGATGATCGATTACGAGTACGAGAACTACATCGACATCGACGACGACGTTGCGGCCGACCTCGCGACCTTCGTGATGACACAGGGCAACTCCAAGGAAGTTGGGACGCCCGAGTTTTTCGCGTGGGCCGGTGAGATGACCGACCGCACCGGCACCGTCTCCGACACGACCGGCCTTGCCACGGACGACACCCAGCTTTACGTCGAGTCCACGGCCGGGCTCCGGGTCGGCGACATCCTGCACTTCCCCACGGCGGGGGAGGACGGAGACCATGTCCGAATCACTTCGGTCGCGGCTCCGCTCAACATTTCCGACCTGAACACGCGGACCGCGGCTATCGCCACGGACGCGGCGTTCATCATTCTCGGCGAGGCGGCGGCATTCGATTCGGCGTCCTCGGCGACGGCGACCTACCGCGAGCCGACCAAGGTCACGAACTACACGCAGCTCATTCGCCGGTCCGTCCACTGGGACGAGACCGAGCTGGCGAGCGACGTGGAGACCAAGGCGAGCCGGATGGAGCAGAAGTCCTCATGGCTCCGCAAGGAGTTCCGCAAGGACCTCGGGTTCACCTACTGGTTCGGACGGTCCTCGCAGGACGCTTCGACGTCCGGCGGCTACCAGACGACCAAGGGCATCGTGGTCCAGCTCGCGAACGGCTCCGGCGTCACGTCGGCGAACGAGGGCGGTGCTTTGGCGTACGCCACGGTTTCCGGAATCGTCGAGGGTCTGGCCGAGTGGGCCAAGTACCGCAACTACAAGTGCTACCACGGCGAACTCGCCCTCGGCGGGCTGGCCGATCTCGGCACCACGGCGCGAGTCGGGAATCAGGACCGCAAGGGTCCGTACGGCTACGCCGGACAGTCCATCTCCGTGTCGAACTTCACGCTCGACATGGTGTACGAGCGCATCCTTCAGGAGGCGGGCGCTCCGTACAACGGGTACATGTTCTTCATCGACCCGAAGTGCCTGAGCCTCCATCACCTGACCGGGAAGAAGTTCACGTTCCAGCAGAACATCCAGGACGACCCGGGCGGCGAGATCGTCAAGCACCAGATGAAGACGAACTCGGGCCTCGGGATCACTTGGGAGAAGCGGCACGGCTTCATCCGCGGGATCGGCTAGTCCATGCACGGGAGGGGGCGTGTAGCCCTCTCCCTTCTTTTCCATGACCCCGGCGAAGCGAAAACGCCCCGGAAAGAAAGAGAGATCGATGAGCGACGGTGCAGTCAAAACCGGCTCCGGCAAGGAGCATCACGTCACGAGAGCGAAGCGGAAGGAGGCGGAACTCGACGCGCTTCTGGAGCGATTCGGCGTCTCCACGTCGGAGGAGTTGGAAGCGGTACTCGCGCAGCAGGCGAAGCCCGTCCCGACTCCGGCCAAGAGTACGGGCGATGCCGCTCCCTACGACGAGTCCGTGGACCCGCTGCGGTGGATCGACGAGGACGTGGAGATCGTGACCCTTGTCTCGACCCTCAAGTACCTGCCGGCCACTGTCTACAAGCGACCGCAGGGAGTCCACCCGGGCCGCGACGTGCCCCGCCACTTGAAGGCGACGGGACTCCGCAAGTGGGTCAAGAACCCGTTCAAGTTCAAGGGGACATTCCAGCAGGTCCGCGATGGTCGTGCGCTCACGTCGAAGCACCACTACCACGAGATCGACCGTGCCACGGCGAACTACTTCTTCAGCTACGAGAAGAACCCGATTCCGGATCGGGCCATCGTTTCGGTCTCGGACTTCCAGGGCCTTCACACGGCCACGATGCAGCCGCACGGCAAGAAGTCGCCGTGTTCGACGGACGCGTTGCGCGAACTGGTCCGCCATCTTCTTCAGGCCAACGCCGGGTCCATCTGGATCGACAAGGCGGCGCACATGGATGAGCCGATGGTGGTCGAGAAGCACCCCAACCCGTACAGCGACAAGTACGCGATGTACGGAGCCGTCATGACAAGTGATGGGCCGATGGAGATTTCCGACGCCCTCGGAGACATCGTGACCGATGTCTAGAGACCGGCAGTTCGACCTCATCGAGTCGGCGTGCGATGCGCCGATGATCGACGTGAACTGGGCCGCTCAGACCGACGACGAGTGGCACGAAGCGACCCGTGTCGGGCTTGTGGACTGGTTCCGCAAGATGCCCGACGTGGTTCGTCGCCGCCGCTCCAGTCATCCGGTCGGCTCCGAAATGAGCAACGCCTGCGACAAGGTCCTGTTCTTCGCGAAGTACTACGCAGGAGACCGCGCCGACCCGAGGTTTTTCGAGATGCGGGAGACGTGGACGCACAACATCCTCGGCGACTTCGCGGAATGGCAGCGGCGCAAGACGGGCCGCGAATGTGATGCGCTCGCACAGGCGGTTCTCCGAGACGCGCTGCACGAACTCGAAAGGACGGAACGCCGTGGCCTTTGAGCGGGTCAAGGACGCTCTCCGTATTCAGGGGTACACCGGACCGGACTACCTCGAACTGCTCTACACGGCGGCGCGGGACACCGATGTCGAGGGCGGCACGCTGGAAATCGGGTGCTTTCTCGGACGCTCTACCGCCGTGATTTGCCGCGCTCTTCAGGACCGGAATCTCGGCGAGGCGCTTTTCGTCATCGACAGCTTCTCCGCGCCGGAGGAGGACCCCGACCTGAAAAGGGAGCTGTCCCGAATCCACAAGCCGGACGAACTGTTCCAGAAGAACATGGGCGCGATGGGGGTCGCAAACTTCAACCTGATGGTGGGCAGTTCGCACGATGACCGCGCATGGGACACGGTCCCCGACAAGATCCGCTTCGCTCATGTCGATGGGGACCATTCCTACGAAGGCGTTCGCGAAGACCTCGAACGGGTGATCCCGCGTCTCTCCAATGGGGCTGTCGTGGCTCTTGACGACTACCACGACCGCATGTGGGACTGGGGCGTGAAGCGCGCGGTCAACGAACTGCTCATGCCGGTGTCCCGAAAGACGTGGTCCACGAAGACGGGGGAACAAATTCTCGTGGAGGTTCGGGCATGAAGCGCTTGATGGTTTCGGTTCCGACCGCGCCCTACGGCTCCTACCATCAGGAGCTTGTCTGGTGGCTCATGTCGGTGCAGGTCCAGTCGGCTTGCCGGGACCTTGCCCATTCGATTGCGGACGGCCTTCCCACATCGCAACTCAAGGCGCGGGCACAGGTCCGTGACATGGGCGAAGACGCGGGCATCGGCTGGGTGGCCGAACAGGCCGAGCGCCAATGGGTCGATGCGCGGACCAAGAAGCACCTATGGGCCTCGATGATTCCCGATGGCTGGTCGGTCACGTTCTGCCCTGTCCCCGGGTCTCCGCTGGCCGCCAACCGGAACAACCAGGCGAAGAAGTTCCTGTTCGACATCGACTGGGACTGCGACGACCTGTTGAACACGGATTACGACGCGGTCCTGCTTGTCGATGCCGACAACGTTCCGTCCGCCCAAGACCTCCATCATCTTCTGGAGGACATCGAGCGCGACGACGTGGATGTTGTGGGCGGCGTCTACTGCGTCGAGAGCCAGAGGGCGGACGGTGTCCAGCCGCTCATCTACGAGATGTCGGACGACCCCGGTGGGGGTTTCCGGTTCGCGTCCCGGGAGGTCGTCACGAAGCTCGTGGGCCAGAGGGGTCTGATTCCGTTGGAGAACGGTGGCCTTCCGACCGGGTGTCTGCTCATCACGCGGGACGTGTTCAAGCGACTCCATGCGGCGCGGCGTCCGTGGTTCAAGGACAAGCTGCGGGACGGCTCGTTCGAGAACTACGAGCTTCGCGACCTTCTCGACAAGCACAAGGACGACCCGGAGGCGTTGGCGAAGGCTCTTGACGAGGAGGTCGAGGAGCGTCATCAACGCGACTTCCGGCTGATGTACCACGGGAACTGGGCGATTGGCGAGGACATCTGGTTTTGCCGGATGTGCCATGACCTAGGGATTCGCATGTGGGTTGACACGCGGGTTTTCCTCGGCCACATCAAGCTTCACGACAACAAGAACGAGTTCCGGCGCTACGCGGGTCTTGCGCCCAAGGCGTTCAAGAGCGGTGTTCAGGCGGTTGACCCGAACATGACGCCGAAACAGGTGAAGAGCCTGTACCGGGCCGAGATGCAGCGGAAGTCGGTTGTCACCGAGGCCGAGAACGACCTCTTGAGGAAGCGCCGCGAAATGGTGGCGGTGAAGGAGTAGCGAATGGCTGGAAAAATCAAGATCACGTCCAATTCGGATGCCAACAGCATGGTCATTCACGTCATCGCAGTTGAACGATGACGGCTCTCCGAACGACTACCTCCCCCCTCGACCGGCTCACGGAGACGGAGCTTCGGAACACCGTCGCGACGTGGTCGGGGATCTCCTACGACAACCTCGCAACGGCGACCCAGACCGAATTGAACCGGATTCTGGAAGAGGCGCATGAATACATCTCGAAGCGGATGGCCCACTACCCGTGGGCGGTCCGTGAGAAGGAGGAAACGCTTTCGGCCTCCTCGCAGACGATCTCGATGCCGGCGGATTTCCGGTCGATGCGTCAGATCACGGAGACGCAGGGCGGGAAGACGAAGCTCGTCCAGATCACGACGAAGGCCGATTTCGTGGCGTCGTGGGGGACACAGGGCCGATCGACTCATCCGTGGGCCGAGAGTGCGGCCGAGCCGCGCTGGTTCTTCGATGGCATGACGAGTGACGATCCGCCCGTGGCCCAGTGGAAGCGGGCCAAGTCGGACTCGTCCGCGATCACGGTCACGTTCTACTACACGCCGTACTTCGGGCTGATTTCGAGTGACACATTCGTGGAGCTTCCGGCCAGCGCGTACCCCGAGATTCGCCACGAGATGCGGGCGGAGTACGCGGCGTTGCGACGCGAGTACGACGTGGCCCGTGAGGAGCGCGGTCTTCGCGAGGAAAAGATTCAGGCGAGCAATATCGCCGACAACCGTCACGGAGCGGCGGACCTCGACATCGTCCCCGAGCCGTCCGTGGATTGGTCCCTTGAGATGGGAGGTCCGTAATGGGCACCCCGTCCGAGTTCGACCGGGAGATGGAGGCGTAGATGGCGAACGTGATCCACCGCACAACACTGGAGTTCACTCGCTCCGTCAACACGCCCGACTTCCCGGAGCCGACGTGGAAGCACAACCCCGACATGAGCGCGGTGGCGGGGGTGGCGTTCCGGTATTGGAAGTGGGACAGTGGTGCGGAGCGGCCCGTCGAAATGACGCAGGCCGAGAAGGACGCGGTCGATGCGGCCGAGACGACGGCCGAGGAAAACGCGATCATGGCGGACATCGACGCCAAGACGCTGACGCAGGCGCTCGCGCTCGCCATCCTCGACGAGATCAACCTGCACGCGACCCGGACCACCGCGATCCTCGACGCCATCGACCGCGCGAACAGCCTCGGCGACGTCAAGACCGCGATCGGCGCGATCGATGTGCCGACGCGCACCGTCGCCCAACTCAAGACGGCGATCCGCAACAAGCTGGAGGCCCTGAACGGTGGCTGATGCGACCCTCGTGACCCTGCGGTCCACCGACTTCATCGGGGACTCCGCGCCGGTCGTTGCCGGCGACGCGCCCGCGACTCTCGAAGCGATCCGGCAGCGGCTCGTCCTCGCGTTCGACGACACGGATGAGGAGGCGGCGATCTCGCTGCCGTTCGTGATGCCGAGCACCTACGCGGGAGGGAACACCCTGCTTGCGCGCCTCAAGGGGTTCTTCGCGTCCGAGACGACCGCGACCGACGAGGCCGTGATGGACGTGCGAATCGAGGCGATCACGCCCGGCGATTCGGTGGACGTGGACGCCGGAGATTCGTTCGATTCGGCGAACACCGCCGAAGTGGACCCGCCCGGAACCGCCGGACATCAGGTCGAGCAGGACGTGACGATGTCCAACGACGACAGCGTGGCGGCGGGGGACGAGTGCCGCCTGCTGATGCGTCGGGACGTTGATGACGCGGCGGACACCGCGTCGGGTGACTTTTATGTCGAGACCGTGGAGCTGGTCGAGCAGACGTAGCGATGGCGTACGACCTTGTCCGCGCGTCCACGCAGTACCTGACCACGGGCGTCGTCTGGGACAGCGCCACGACGAACCGGACCATCCTTGCGCGCTGCCGGTCGGACAACCATGCGACCTTCGGCAACGAGGCCGCCGTCATCGGCGCGCGCGACAACCCGAACAACGGCTGGAAGCTGGAAATCCGAAGCAACGGTGTTTTCCGGTTCACGCACGCGGGCGTGGCGGACTACAACTTCTCCTCCGGGATCTCGGAGGACGTGGTCTACGCCGTCGCGGTGCGGATCGACGCCAGTAGCAACTACGCATTCTATTTGAACGGCAGCGCGGCGGGTACGGGGACCATCGGCGGGTACTCGTCAGTCGGGAGCCGGGTCCTCTACATCGGCGACTTCAACGACAAGGGGTCGCCTGCGGGGAGCCTTTGGGACGGCGAGCTTTGGGACATCGCGCTCTACGACGGCGACATCGGCGCGAAGGGCGTGGCGCAGTTCTCCGCGGGCGTCTCGCCTCTGCTGATCCGCCCCGACATCCTGACCCACTACTGGCCGCTGGTGGGTAGCGGTCTCGACGTGATGGGCGGCGACATCGCTTCGCCCGTCAGCTCGCCGACGCTCGTCGGCAACCCGTCCCGCGTGTTCTTCCCGTCGTCGTCGCTGGCAGTGCCGGACGAGGTGGACGCGGGCGGCGGGGGCCAGACCCTCACCGGCGGCTCGATCTCGTCTCCGATCACGGTCGCAAGCGGCTCGCTGTCGCCGGGTAGCGTGTCGATTACTGGCGCAGCCGTTGACGCGCTGTTCAGCGTGGTCAACGGTGCTCTCGCTGAACACAAGACTATCGACGGCTCCACGATTAACGCGCTGCTGCAACCTGTGAGCGGCTCACTCGATTCGGGTAGCGCTGCTCTCGTCGGTAACACTGTCGATGCGGTGTTGCAAATCGTGAACGGCGAAGTAGCTTCAGGCAGCGTCGCCGTTCAGGGCAGCGTCATCGAAGAGCTGTTTCAGCTCATTTCCGGTTCGCTCGACGCTGGCGGCGTGGGTATCGACGGGAGCGCCATCGACGCGCTCATGCAAGTCGTTGGCGGAACTTTGCAAGTTGGCGGCGCTGAGACGCTGACTGGTTCTACCATCGGTGCGCTGTTCACGGTGGTAAACGGAGCGCTCGACCCGGGTGCTGCATTTTTGCTCGGCACTACGCTCGGTGTTCCGTTGGCAGTGGTCAGCGGCGAGGTCGCTCCGGGCAGCGTCGCCGTCGTTGGCAACACGGTCGATGCGTTGTTTTCGGTGGTCAGTGGCTTGCTCGGCGAGCTGCAGAGCCTCGAAGGCGGAACGATTGACGCGAAGTTCACGACAGCAAACGGGGCGCTCGGCCCGGGAACGGTCGCGTTGATCGGTACGGTAGTCGCTGCCCCCGTCGTTGTCGTGTCTGGCGTCGTAGTCGCTGGTGGCGTTACGTTGCTCGGTACTACGGTTAACACGCCGTTCGTCGTGATCGGTGGCACAGCGGCAGGAGCGGGATCCGAGACGTTGGTCGGGGCTACGATCGACGCAAAGATTATCGTGGTCGGTGGTACGGTATCGCTCGCGGTAACGATCACGCCGACCACACTGGACGTTTCGCTGCGTCCTACCATCGAGTCGTTGATTAACCGTCTAGGTAAAGACGCTGTCATCGAGACAGAAGATCAAGTTTACGACCCGAGCACGGGCGCAGTGGCGAACAGTGGTGTAACGCAGCACAACGTGATGGTCACGCCACCGTTTAGCTACGAGCACCGTTACGTGACAGGCGACGTGGTACGCACGGGTGACTTGCTCTTCGGTATCGCGCATCGCGGTATCCCGTTCACGATGCGAACAGGGCTTAAGGTTACCATCGACAGCGTGGTCTTTGACGTAGTCAAGTACGAGACGATTTACACAGGCGAGCAAGTTGGCCTGTACCTGGTTTACGTTCGCGGCACTGGAGCGATCGTTCCGAGTACTTCTGCTAAAACAGCTCTCGACGAGTCGCTTGTACCGAAAGTACTGTCGCTGGTAAATCGTCTCGGTAAAACAGCGAAACTGACGACGGTCGCTTCGTATTCTTTCGACCCGACCGCGGGTACCGTTGTCGAGAGCGGCGGCGCTACCGAGTTCAAGAAAGTGACTCCGCCCGAGTCTTACTCGAGTCACTTGATCGACGGTGACGTGGTAAAGGCAGGCGACGCGAAGGTGCTACTGCCCGCGAGCGGCCTTAGCATCGTGCCGCAGCAAGGATTTAGCCTCAAGGTAGACAGTGACGTCTTCGATGTGGTTCGAGTACAACCGATATACACTGGAAAGCAGATTGCAGCGTACCAACTGCAGCTCCGACGATGACCGCGACGATTCGAGGCCTCAAGACTTTCAACCGTGAGTTACGGCGGGTGTCTCGACGTTTGTCGCAAGAGCAAGCGATCGTGTTTTTCAAGAAGCTTGGTCTTGACTTACTGCGTCTTGTGGTTCAGCGCACGCCCGTTGACTCGGGCCGTGCGCGCGGCAACTGGCAACTTACGGTTAACGTTCCGGCTTCGGGCGAGACGGGCAAATTCGACACTTCGTCGAACCTTAGTGGTGGTGGCTCTACGGAGGACATCAGCGCGCTGTCGCAGCTCAAGCTCGGCGACGTGATCTTCCTGACGAACAACGTGCCGTACATCGTTCGTCTGGAACGTGGCTGGTCCAAGCAAGCTCCGAAGGGAATGCTTACCGTGAGTATTCGTCAGCTACGAGAGGACGTGTTCGGTTCATGAGCGTCGAGACGGTCCAGAACGCGATCAACTCTCGCCTGGCAGATGAATTCGCCACTCCCGAGGGCGTGTCGGTGCAGTATGACAACGCACCGTTTACACCGCCGGACGAGAGCGCTTGGGTGCGGTTCACGATCTTGTGGGGTGCGTCGCGCCAGACCGAGATCGGTGCCACACCGAAGTTTCGCGGCACGGGCAACGCGATTGCTCAGATTTTCGTGCTCGAGGAGACGGGTACCAGCGTTGCTGTCGATTACGCCGACAAGATCGCTACCGTATTTCGCAGAGTCACGGTCGGTACGGTGACTTTCCGTACGCCGTTTCCACAGCCGGTGGGACGCGAAGGGAAGTGGTGGCAGCTCAACGTCGACTGCCCTTTCATCTACAGTTTCTAAGGAGAGACCCGAATGTCAGATACCAACAGGGTACTTCTCGCCTACGTCGAAGAGTCGACGTTCGGAGTCACCCCCAGCGGACCGCCCACGCTCCAGAACATGCGGTATACGCAGGAGAGTCTGGTGCAGGCGACCGAAGTCGTACAGTCACAAGAGATCCGATCGGACCGGCAGGTGCCGGACCACGTACGCACGGGGATTCGTGCGGAAGGTGACATCGGCCTCGAGCTTTCGTACGGCGCGTACGATGACTTGCTCCAGGCCGCGCTCCAGAGTGCTGACTGGTCGGCCGAAGAAAGCGTCGCGGCCGCGGACACGGGCGTGAGCGCGGCAACTTCGGACGACTCGTTCAACCACACGTCGAGCTGGGACAACGATCCTTCGGCCGGTGACATCATCAAGGTCTCGGGCTTTACCGAGGCCGGAAACAACGGTTACTTCCGGGTGGTCAGCGTCAGCGGCTCGAACAAGATCGTGGTCAATCGGAACCTCACGGACGAGGTGGCAGGTGACAGCGTCACGATCGAGAACTTGTCGGCGATCACGAACGGCACCACGCAGAAGAGCTACTCCATCGAGAAAACGTTTGAGGACCTCTCGAACATCTTCGAAGTGCTCACGGGTCTCACGGTGAATGCGCTGTCGCTCAACGTGCAGCCGGACCAGATCATCACGGGAAACTTCGGTTTCCTCGGCAAGTCGGCAGCGAGCAGCGCTAGCACTGTCGGTGACGGGTCGAACACGGCTGCACCGACGGACGACGTGATGAACGCCATCGATCACATCGCTGCGGTGGTGGAAGGTGGTTCGGACTACGACATCACGCAGTTCAGCCTGGAGCTGGCGAACAACTTGCGAGCGCGCCAGCAGGTCGGTACGCTCGGCGCGGTGTCCATCGGTGCCGGTACAGTGGAGATCACCGGCACTTTACAGGCTTACTTCAACAACTCCACGGTGATGGACAAGTACCTGAACTTCACCGAAACGGAGATCATGATCGTCGCGGAAGATGGCAACGGCAAGGCCTACGTCATCGACTTGCCGGCGGTCAAGTACACGCAAGGGCAGCGCGTGGCGGGAGGTATCAACCAGGACGTGATCGCGGACATGCAGTTCAGCGCGAAGCGTAGCGGTACCTACGGCCACACGCTTCGCATCGCGCGCAATGCCGCGTAGGAGGAACTGTGAAACTGAACCGCATTAGGCAAGACCTCGACCGTGCTGGCAAAGGAGTCTGGTGCCCGTACGTCGAGGACGTAGAGCTGCTCATCGGTGGCTCATCGCAGCAGGAGTACGCGAACTACATTCGGCGAGCTACCAAGCCGTACCAGAACCTCATTCGTCGGGATCAGATGCCCGACGACAAAGCGCAAGAAATCATGGTACGCGGCGCAGCCAGGTACCTGCTCCTCGGCTGGAAGAACTTGCAGGACGACAACGGCGAGGACATCCCGTACAGCGAGGACAAGGCGCACGAGCTTCTCTCGGACCCGAGACTGCGCGATCTGTACCGTTTCGTTACGGACATGTCGAACGAGAACAGTCTCTTCGCCGAAGACCAGGAGGAGGACGACCGAAAAAACTGAGCAAGTACCTCCGTTGGACCTTAGCCTGGGGCAAGGAAAACGGCAGGTACATCAAGTTTCTGGAGAAACGTGCAGCTCGTGGCTTACCGACACCCGCGATTGACAATCGTCCCGACGTTCACGAGGACATCGCGTGGATATACCACGCGTTCGTTGAGCTGTCAGCGGCTCGAGCGTCGGGTGGCTTTGGGCCGTGTCCGATCTCGGTCACGGACATCAAAAGTTGGCTGGAGCTTCACGGCATCGACGACTTTGACCAGCGGCGTGAGTTGTTCCTCGCTGTACGCGAACTCGATCGAGTTCTGTTAGACTGGCATGGCGACACTACAAGCGGTGATCGACTCGGCTCCGGCGGAGAGAGGAGCTCGGAGGTTCGACCAAGCGACTCGTCGCATGGGCGCGTCCGCTGACCGCGCAGGCCGCCACGTCAAAGGCTTTGGCCGTCAGCTGCAACAGACCTCGAAGCGTACCCGTGCCACCGGTGCGGGCCTGCGCAGCCTCGTGACGACGTTCTTGACATTCGCAGCGCTTCGCAAGGTCATTACGATCATTGCGGACTTCCAGAGTACCATGGCCGAGCTCAGCGGAGTCACGGGGCTTGACCGCATGAGCGACGACTTCAAGCGTCTCGAAGGACGCGCGCGTGAGCTTGGCGCGACGACACGGTTCAGTGCGAACGAAGCGGGTCAAGCGTTGTTGTTCCTGGCTCGTGCGGGTTTCACTGCACAGCAGTCACTCGACGCTGTCAGCGGCACGTTGAGTCTCGCAGCAGCGGGGCACATTGAGCTGGGAACGGCGGCTGATTTTGCGTCGAATATCGTTTCGCAATTTGGCTTGCGAGCCAGTGAAACTGAGCGCGTCGTGGACACGCTCGTAGCAACTTCGAACCGATCGAATACCAACATCACTCAGCTAGCCGAGGCTATGAAACTCGGCGGTGTGGCAGCGTCTGCCTTCGGTAACGACGTAGAGACGGCGGCGGCTTTCGTTGGTGTTCTCGGCGACCGCGGCATCCAGGCTACGATGGCGGGTACAAACTTGCGGGGAACGTTCGCTGCACTGGCTGAGCGGAGTGAAAAGCTCGACAACGAGCTTGAGAAACTAAATCTTACCTTCGACGGGGTCAATCCCGCGGCTAACGACGCTGTCGACATCTTCGAGCGTTTCGCAGAGGCAAACCTCGGTGCCACTGCGGCTGTGAAGATCTTTGGCCGGCGAAATTTCGCGGCAGCGCTCACGTTCGCCTCCTCGACGCAACGAATCAAGGAACTGCGCGACGCGAACCGCGAAGCAGCGGGCGAGGCTGAGAACATGGCCCGGATCATGCAGGATACCTTGCGCGGCTCGTTCTTGAACCTCCGTTCGGCACTCGAAGAGATGGTCCTGCAGACGGGTGACCGGGGTCTCGCCGGTAACTTGCGCAGCCTCGTGGACAGTTTCACGACCATCGCGCGAATCTTGAACGGTGACCGGCAGGCGTGGTTGGACGCGACCAACGATCAACGCGAGATGGCAAACATTCTCAAGTGGCTGGGCGAACTCATCGGTTGGGTCGCACAGAAGTTCAAGGATGGCATCGCGGTTATCCAGTTTGCCCTTCGTGGTTTCAAGCAGCTGCTGCTCGAAGTCGGTATCGCTGCCACGGATGCGTTCGGTCGCTTGATCCAAAAACTTGAAGAGCTCGGTACCATTAAACTACGGACACCGGGGGGTATACCGTTTGAGATCGATCTCACGGGGCTTAAGAGCTTTCGGGAGAACCTCGAGGAGATTAACATTGATCTTGCTGTTGACGCGCAGAAAAACGCAGCGCTGCTAGAGATCGCGTACAACAACATGGTTAAGGCTCTCGGTCGCTCCGACCTTACGCGAAAACTTAGCGATGCCGCGCAGGAGCTGAAAGACGCCGGCGCGGGTAGCGCAGCTCCCGGTGCCGGTGATCGCGCTGGACCGCCGCCTGAACTCGAAGAGGCTCGACGCCAGCGAGACGAAGCAATCGCGCGAGCTCGTGGAGCTGCGAAGGGTCTCCCGCCAGAGAGCTCGTTTAAGGCGCTCGAAGACTTGGAATTCGAGATCAGCCTCGTCGGTAAGCTTGCTGAGGAAAAGGACAAGCTACGAGCTGCTCGGGAGTTCGACAACGACTTGAAGACAACCGAAGCTACTCTCGCTAACGAGCTGCGTACCGAGTTTGACTCGCTGTACACGTCGCTGCAGCGTCTTACTGAAGCTGAACAGTTTGCGGCTGACATCGCGGGTGCTTTCGGTGAAGCCTTTGAGGGCATCATCACCGGTACCAAGAGCGCGAAGGAAGCACTGGAGAGTTTCCTTCGCGACCTCGGTCGTCTGGTCGCGCAGCAGGCACTGATCAAGCCCATCGTTGGCGCACTGACGTCGGGACTCACGAACGTGATTAAAACAGCCGTGACCCCGAGCGCGGCGGGCAACGCGATTACTCCGTTCGCTACGGGTGGCGTAATCAGTCGTCCCTCGGTATTTTCGCTCGGCTCCATCGCTGAGAAGGGACCCGAAGCGATCCTTCCGCTCGCGCAGATGCGTGGCGGTGAACTTGGCGTGAAGGCAGCCGGGAGCGGGAGCGTCACGGTGAACATGACGGTGGTTACTCCTGACGCGGGGTCGTTCCGCAAGTCAAGGAAACAGATCGTTCAGGACATTCGAAGGGGAGTCGCTAGGTGAGCTTTCACGAAGTTCGGTTTCCCACTGACATCAGCTACGGAAGCCGTGGAGGCCCGGGTTACCGAACGAAAGTCATCGAGCTTGACTCGGGCTACGAGCAGCGGTTGAACCGCTGGAACTCAGCACGTCGTCGTTACGACGTTGGTTACGGTCTCAAGAGCCAAGACGATCTGTACACGGTGTACCAGTTTTTTCTGGCCAGGTCGGGTGCCACGTACGGATTCAAGTTCAAGGACTGGCTCGACTACAACTCGACTGCGTACGGGAAGGACTACGGAACGAATGGCGCGTCGCCCGCGAAGGACGATCAAGTTCTCGGTGATGGCGATGGCTCGAAGCTGACGTTTCAACTCATCAAGACGTATCCCGACGACGTCGCGTCAAAGACGCGCAACATCGAAAAGCCTGTAAGTGGAACAGTACTCGTTGCTCTCGACGGAACGCTGCAGACGGAGACAACTGACTACTCGGTCAACTACACGACGGGTGTAGTTACGTTCAACACCGCTCCCGGTCCCGGTGTGGAAGTGACAGCCGGCTACGAGTTCGACGTGCCGGTACGTTTCGACGTCACTGAAGATGAGCTGCAGTTTGCTCTCACGGACTTTGACGAAGGTTCGATCGAGATTCCTGTCGTGGAGATCAAAGCTGAACTCGGTGTTTCGGACGAGCGGTTCATGGGAGGCGCGACACACTACCCGGACCAGAACACCGACGTCACTTTGGACGTCAGCGACGGAATCGTACACGTCGTCGAGGCAAACACCGCGCTCAACTTTATTCTCCCGAGTGACTACACGAACGTGCGTCTCGGTGGACCGTACTTTTGGATCAAGCAGACGGGTACGGAAACTATCAACGTCAGGATCGGTTCAGCCGGTGGCACCCTCGTCGCGAGCATCACGGCGAGTGCAGAAGGTGCGGTTATCTTTTGCGTCAACGAAGGTTCGGGCAAGATCTGGTCTGCGTTGGACATAGCATGAGCACGAGCTACGAGCGGCACGCGGGCGGGTTCCTTCACATTGATCCGTTTCAGGCTTCGATTCAGTTATCGGCACGAGGGGCTCGAAACATCGAGGTTAATCCTGGAGTCGGCGACACGGGCTTTTCTGTCAAGATGCCTTCTGCGCTGGGCTTGCCTCTCGGTGGGCCTCACTATTACTTGGCGAACGGTGGCGTGGAGAACGTTGACGTCGAGGACTTTGAAGGCAACTCGATCTACAACCCGTACATGGCCGGAAGTCAGTCACTCGTGATCTTCCTTTACGATAACACGACCGTTGCTGGTAGCTGGGCAGTGTTCAAGTTCCCGGGGGCATTTTGATAACGCTCGACACTCTTCGAGAAGGCCGCAAGATCGGACGAGTGTTCCGACGCTGCACGTGCTGGAAGATCGAGCTCCAGCGTGGCGGTGCTCCCATCAGGCTTACGGACCACGACGAGCCCGTGTACTTGATGGAGGACCCGCAAAACATCGGCGGTGCGACAGCAGACGCCTCGTCGGCGTTCTTGCCCGCGCGTGGCCTGTCCGGTTCGGCGCAGCAGCACCAGACGAATTCCAAGCCGGGGGACGCCGACTACCGCGGGGTGCTCGACTCGAATCTAATCAAGGAGAGTGACCTGTGGGCTGGAGTATACCGTGAAGCCAAGGTCACGGAGTACCTCGTTGACTGGGGTTTTCCGTTCTACGGTCCGCTAATGACTACGGTGTTCTTCATCGATGACATCGAGTGGACCGGCGAGCTGTGGGTCGCACGAGTTTCGGGCGTGTCGCGTAAGCTGCACGAACGTGCTGGTCGGGTCTACGGAGTGACGTGCGGTTGGGATTTGGGCGACGCGGACTGTCAGTTCTCGTTCGGTACCACGATCGAGACCAATGGCACGATCGTTTCAGTGACGAGTCGTTACCAGTTTCAAGCGCTGCCGAACAACCCGAACTGGGGGACGTCAGAGTTCTACGACCACGGGAAGCTCGAGTGGTTAACCGGTGACAACGCTGACGCTGGAGTTATCTCGGAGATTCGCACCACGTCGAACTACGTTCCGAGCACGTCTATCGACGTGGAACTGTTCCTCTCCACGCCCTTCACCATC